GATGGTTGCTTGCTCGGCCATCTCTCCTTTACTTTTAGTTCCGTGGCGAATCTGGTCGAAGCGGATGGTCTGTGAATCGTTGATCATCGCCTCTTCATTGCCGTCCAGCTCGTTGTCGCCGACCACGCCGTCAGACTGGAGGTCGAGGACGAGCTGCATCACGCATTCGAGGCCACGCTCGGTCTCGGTCAATTCGGTGATGCGCTGGATCACGGAGTTCGTGTCGCTGTCGGAACTGCCGATGAACCCGTTGGCGAAGAAGAAGGACTGATCGCGACCAGCCTTCCACGTTTTGGCGGCCCAAACCTTTTTCTGAGCGGCTTGGAGCGCGCCGAAGTCGGTAACTGCCATTTAAGGCTCCTGTGCGGGACCGCTGGTCCCGTTACGCTGAGATGCCGAGAAGTTTGTTCTGCACGCTGGCCGGCAGCGCCCCGATCTCGTCTTCCGTCATGCCCTCGAGCTGTGCCTCGGTGACAATTCCGGATTCGCCGGCCGCGCCTGTCATGGCGTTGAGGTTCGGCGGGGCGCCTTGTGCCTTGATGAGCGCGGCCTGCCGCGCCTTCGCCTCGGGACTGAGGACGGGCGGGGTTTGCTGCGCCGGCGCGGCTGCTGCTGGTTTCGGTGACTGGCCGGGTAGTGCGATGCCTGCTTTGGTGGCGGCGGCAGTGAGCAGAGCGGGACCGAGTTCGTCGGTGAGTGCCGCGATCTCCTTGCGGAGATCGTAGCGCCCGAGATTGCCGTTCCTCGGATCGACGCCGCGCGCGGTCAAATTGCTGATCGCGCGGTCCTTGAGGTAGCCCCAATCGGAAGGCGTCCCGACCGCATCGAAGACCTTGACCCACGGATGGGAGTCTTCGAGCTGGGCGGTGAGCGTCTCCAGATAGAGTTCACCTCCGTCCTGGTTCGCAGGCGCGGCCGCAACGGGTTTGGGCCTGGCTTCCTCGCGGATAGCCTGGACCCTGTCGTCGAGCGCATCGCGCTGCGCCTCAAAGTCCGACATCGTGATTTCGCCGTCGTCGAATTTCTTCGCCAGGGCGTTTTTCTCGGTGCGGATTTCCAGGAGCTTCTGCTCGGGTGTCTGCTGCGGTTGCGGTGCTGCCGCTGCCCCGGGTGCGGGTGCAGTTTGTGCAGCGCGTGCTTCCGCTTGGCCACGCCAATAGGCGGCCTCGTTCTCTGCCTTGGACTTGGCGGCGTTCACCTCATCGAACCGGCCTTTCGGGATCATCACCACCTCGCCGTGCGGCGATGGGTTCTGCTCCTGCGGCTTGGGTACGGCGGGTACCGCCGGCGTGCCCTCAACGGTCTGTGCGCCGGTCGCGGAGGCCTTCTCGGCTTCTTCCTCCTGGAGCGCGGCTTGCAGATCGCGTTCGTCGATGTCGGTCACTTCCGGCTGCGTTGCGGCAACCGTCGTGGTGGCATCGTTTTGGGCAAGCGGGATCGCTTGGTCGTTTTCACCGGCCATAGTCATCTCCAATTTCGCTGGGATGGATGCGGAAACGCCCTTGACGGCGGCGGCCCGGCTGTGATGTCGCTCACATGCAAAGCGGAAACACCGGAGCTACTCGCCGGTGAGCGAGGCCCGCCAGGCGGCGGGCGGAAACTGTGGTAGGATCAGCGGATGGCTAACATCGGCAGGGCGCTAATTTTTGGTGTCGGCACGATCGTCGCTTTTGCGATCGCAATCGGCCTTTGTGTCCTGCCGCACTTCCTCGGGGCGCCGGACCCGATCAGCGCCGTACTTGGGCTCATCCTGGCGGCGGGCTTTGCGGGTGGCCTAGGCGCGTTTCTCGGAGGGCTCGGATGACCCCCGACGAGCGCGAACGCATCGGACAGGTTCTCTTCTTCGCTGGCACAAACTGGAGCGGCCAGACGCCGGACGAGATCATCAACGCGCTCGATATCGCGGGCTACGAGATCGTGCCGAAGGGGCTTTTGGCAAAACTCCTGGAGCTTGCGGAACGAGATTGCGATTGGGACCTTGTCGCCAAGATCGCCAAATTCAATGCCTCGCGCTCGACGGACGCTCCCCCCGCGCCCGCTTGAACGTCTGCCCCTCGCGCGGCTCCAGCGTCTTGATCATCGTGTCGTGCCAGATTTCCCAGGCCAGCTCGCATTTTTGCGCGGTCGAGACCACGCCTGCGATCATGATGTCCGAGAACGTCCGCAGCTCGCACGTCCCCTCCATCCACTCGAACGGGATATGCACGTCGCCGTCCCGGTCCAGCCACAACAGCACGTAGCGGGCATATTGCGCGTGCTTGGCGTCCTGGAAGATGTTCTCCAGCTTCGGCGGCTTGGGATGGGTGAACACCACGCACCAGGCGCCGTCGTGGTGAAGCTCGCGGTTGAGGAGGCGGAGCACGTTGGCGGCCCAGATCGCCTGGAACGGCTCGACCGCTGGCGACGCGGGATGATGCGAGAGCAAAGAGCCGTCGTTGCGCTGGATCAAGGCATAGTGCCGGCCGTCGCCGCCCTCGAATTCGGCTTCAAGCTCGAACCGGCGGAGCAGCGTCGGGGTGAGGACGAGGTCTTCGGTGAGCATCTATTCCCCCGATAGCCAGCGGACGAGGTGATAGATCGCGTCCGCGATGGCGTTGAGGATTTTCCAGATCATCAGGCGCCGGCCGTCTTCAGCGGGAACCGCGCCTTCTCGTTCATCAGATCGCACTCGCCGCCGCTCACGAGCGTGGCAGCAGTGACGTTGTGGCCCTTGGCCTTGAGGTGGTCGACGAACTCCGCCGCGAGGCGGTCGATATCGTTGGCGATGCCGTTGTGGTGGCAGCCGGTGACGTGAACCGAAACGATACAATTACCCATGTTCTGCTCCTTCCTTGATGAGCTTGCGCGCCGCGTCATAGGTGACGAGGCGGCCATAGAGCGGGGACGCAAGACGCGACGCGACATGATGGAGGTAGAGCCGGCGACTATTGCGGGCATTGCCCTGGGTATTGAGCCGGCAGAATTCGCGGTACTCGGCTTGATGCGCCGGGATTTCCTCGGCGAGGCGGAATTCAGGCGAGACGATGTAGTCGTGCCACCAATCCTCGACGAACGGGCCTTGCCGCTTGCCGTGCACCGCCTCGTGCGCCATCAGCGCGGGCGAGATCGGGCCACCCATCGGATTAAAGATCGTGTCGCCCCAAGCGAAGATGACGGCTTTGCCGGCAACGTGAAACGCGGCGTCGATCTCATCCCACATGGGAGGACGCGCCACCTTCACTTTCATCATGCGTGCAATGCGATCTTGCTGCCCGGATGGGCGTGAACGACGGCGCCGCCGCCTTGCTGCGGCTGCGGCTGGGATTGCTGCGGCTGGCCCTGCGGTGCGCCTGGTTGCCCCGGGTCTCCGCCCTGCCCCGGCTGGCCGCCCGGCTGCTGCTGCTGTGCCGCGCCTGCGATCTGTTGCAGCCGCGCAATCCACTCTTCCTTCCGCGGCATACTCGACATACCGATGATCAGATCAGCGAACGCCGGCAGGAACGGCCCGATCGCCGGCCCGAGCTTCTCCAGCAAGACCAGCATCTCCTCGAACTGCGCATTCTGGAACGTCGCCGAGAGCGGCGCGTCGTCGATGGTCACCATGTATTTCCCGACCGTCACGTCATTGACGATCCGCATGGCGCCGGTGACCGGGTCGGGCTGCACCGCATTGATCAGGATCGGGGGCGCGGTCTGTTTCCCCTCGCCCTTCATCCGGTAGATGCGCTTTTCCGTGTAGTGGTTCTGCACGACGGACAGGTGCATCACGCCGAGCAGGCCCTTCGAGCGCTTGAAATTGTCCAGGTAGAGCTGGATCGAGACCACGGCTTGCCGCTGCTCGGCCTCGATCGCCTTGCCGGAGCGCACCTTCTGCTGGTTCTGGCCGAGCGCCGCTTCATTGATGCCGGAAATCCGGCGCATGTCCTCGTCGGACTTCGATTCCAGCCGCTCGTGCGCCATCGGGGGCGCGGCGGGCTCGATCACCTTGGGCTCTTGCGTGCCCTTCCATTCCAGATTGAAGCCCGGCGTCGAGCCGTGCTTCTTCAGGTTCCGCTTCATGATCGGATCGAGGCTGTCGGTGTGGAACTTCCACCCGCCGTTCGCCATCTTGGAGACGACCTCGATCTCGGCCGAGCGGCGCTTGTTCTTCTCTTTCTGCGGGTCGATCAGGTCCTGCACCATGCCGCGCGTCATGCCGCGCCGGAAATAAGGAAAATACGGCGTGATCGAGAAGCGGTCATAAAACGATGGCGCGTCGTACACGATGACGTCGCCCACCATGGTGGTCCACTGGATGCGCTCGACCGGGCGCTTCTGCACGATGCAGGGATTGCCCACCATCTCGCAGTAGAGCAGCGCCTTCTGGATTTTCTCCTGGTCCCAATCGTTGGGCAGCGCTTTCTTGTCGCCGGTCTCCAAATCGATCATGACGTTGCGCAGCTCGCGGACTTTGTACTGCGTTGCGATCGAGCGGATGGTCTTCCTGTGCCGGTCAACGAAATCGCCCATGAGGCTGTAGAACGTGTCCCACCATTCGGTCGTGTTCTCGTCCTGCTCGGCGAACGTCCGCACCGGCGTGATCTCGTCGAAGGTGACGAGGCTCGATAGCGGCGCGAGCGGGGTCGTGCCGGCGATCCATGGGCTCACCAGGTCGGCCACTTGGCGCCCCAGATTGCCCTCGATCTCATCGAGCGAGATGTATTTCGAGGTCTGGACGAACGACGCCGACTCGTTGAAATCGTAGGTGTCGCAATCCGGGTCGGGATAGACCGTGAACGGGTCGAGCCCGATGGTTTTCCGCTCGCCAAGATCGTTGTGCTCGAAATCGAGCTGCGTATCGAAATAGCCCCGGTCCGCGATCAGCCCGTCCAGGAACACCTCGGCATCGACGAATTCCTGGTGATTGGCCTTGGCCAGGATCTTCTCGATGTGCGTCATCACCTCCGCCACGTCCTCGGAGGCGCGGGTGTCCTGCCCGGCCTCGAACGTGATGTCGGTCTTGTTGTTGCGCTGGTAGCCCAGGACCAGCCGCACGATCGGGGCGATGATGTTGAATTGCAGCGCCGGCCGCTTGCCCAGCGCCATGGCGCGCAGCTGGGTCTCGGTCCACTGCCGGCCTTCGAAGAAGTCCACCGCCTGCTTGGCGCGCTCCGCCCATTTGTTCTGTGCGAAGGCGGCCCGTTGCCACCGTTCGGCGAGGAGGATGACCTTTTCCGGATCTTGCTTCGGAAGAGGGGGCGGAACGGGGCCGAATTTCATGAAGCGGGTGTGTTTACCTTGTGTTGCGGGAGCGCCTTGCGGGGCGCTCGACCTTCACGCAGAATGGGGGGATGTCCGACCAAACAACGGAGTGCCGCATGATCGAAGTAATTGGCTGGATCGCCCTCGGCGCGCTTCTCGTTCCGTGCGGTCTTATCCTGACTTGGATAGTGCTGCCAGGACGGTCTTAACGGTGCATTCCGAACGGGACGCGCTTCATCGGCACACCGAAACCCTCTCGGATATAGTTGTTGATCGCATCAGCTGTATAGCGCGCATCCCAATTGCCACGGCTCTGTGCCTTGCATTTCGCCAGGAAATCAGCCCGCGTGCCGGCATCCCCAAGCGATGCGCTATAGGTCGCCGCCGTCCTGGTCGGGTCGGGATAGTTGAACGGATTACTGCTGTCCGACGACAATGTGACTCTGTTGTTCGTCTTCACCGTCGAGGTGCCACCGTCAATAATACCGGTCTGACAATTGTAGACAATGCTGTCCGTGATGAACGACCCTACCACACCCCCATCTACTTGGATAGGATTACCATTAGAAATGAAATTTGAGATGATGCAATTGCGCACGCCGCTGCCGGTGGCATTGTTCGGCAGTTGAAACCCGTTGCATGAGAGGCCGCCGTGCCCCTGCCCCTCCGAACACACGCTCCAGGTCATCTGTCCTGCGCCAGCGATGAACCCGCCAAACGAGTTGTTGCAGGAAAAATTGTTATGAAACGCGCCGCCAGCCCTGATCTGGCAACCTTCAAGACTCGCTCGCGCGGTTATGTTTCCGGTGAAGTACGTAATATTATCCAGATAAAAATTATGATTGAAGCCGTTGGCTTGCGAGGCACGCCAAGACGCCTGCGCCGTCGTTGTCCCTGAACCCGAAAACGCAATGGGATTGCCTACGTAGACCAGACCGGAGCTTCCAGTGGCGGTGCACACCGATCCGGTAATTGTGAAACTACTGGCGCTATCGATTGAGGATATAGTAGCCCGTGTATTGGGAGTAATCAGGCTTCCGAAGGCTTTCTCGTTCCATATTTCGTAACCGACTTGCAGGACGCTTGTGTTGACGCTCGTGTTGGTGATGCTCGTGCCGCCGAGCGTGTAGGTGGCGGCCATACCTCCGGATACAGCCGAAAGTTGAAACGTATTTCCGCTGAGATTGCGGATATTGTAGTTCGTGTTCAGTGCGTACCCGAGCGGCAACGTCCCGCTGGTGAAGACGATATTGTCTCCCTCAATAAACCCCGTATACCAGTTGGTTCCGGTCCACGTAACGATACCCGTGGCGCCGTCGATGGTGACGGTCTGCGGCGCCATCAGGTCTTCATTCCAGCCGTTATGATCGAATACTGATTCGTTGACGATCAACGGCACGGTTTGCGTCCCGAGATCGTTGTAGTAGAGCCCCTGGCTGTGCGTATAGCCAGCGTTCCAACTATCGGAAATGGCGCAGCGATTGATGACTACCTGCTTCATCCAGGAGTTCGTCACGTCGCAGATCATGCCAATGTTGGTGGAGTAGTAGCTCGCCTTCATGTCGTCTAAAAGTAGGAAATCAAGCCTGCCAAGATTAGCGCTGATAGCGTTCGCAGAATTAGCCCGAATTGCCTTGTCGCCATCGAAATCTACGGAATTCGGGTCACGCACATTGGCGTAAAGTTCGATGCTTTGCACCGCCAGAAATGTGTTCGTATTCCGATTGCTGACGATCAGGCCCATGCAGTTTGTGCCGCCCTTAAATAGCGGCCTAGATCCGCTTCCGTAGACGCCGATCAAAAAAGGCTCTGAGGCACTGGCGCCAATGGCCTGGGAAGAAGCGGTCGTGAGAGGAATTCCATTTACGGGGTCCAGCGTCCAAACATCCCCACGCTTAAATAGAAACCAGTCCGGCTTGCCGGATCGAAAAGCATGAGTGAGCGCATAGACCGGTGTCGCAAACGGCAGCGCGGATGACCCGTCGTTGGTGCCGGTATTGTCGACTCCACTGCTGCTGGAGACGAAGACCTTGCGGGTGCCGGTCCCGTTATAGCTCGTGCCCTCGCCAGAGCCGTTAACGCTGACCCCTATATCATAGTAGCCGTCGATGTTCTTGGTGACGGACATCTGGTTAGCTCCCTATGATCCCAACCGCGCCGCCGCTTTTCAGCTCATTGGCGTAGACACCGGGCGCCAGGATTTCGGACCTGCCTACCATTACGCCGGATATGATGGGGCGCGGATCGATGTAGAATGTGCTCGACGGCTTGGCGGCCTTGACGCGGATCGTGATCGGCCCCTTGAGACCGGGCTGCGGACTGGCACCGCCATTGGCAATAAGCGGGCTCGTCCCAAGCGTGACCGACATGCTGAATGGCGTGGTAGAGCCCCCCCATGTCGAGGCATCCGTAGAAAGCGCTGATCCGGTGGCGAGGTTGTTGGACTTGCTGGCGGTAGCGAACGATGCGAGGGGGGTAAGGGGCGAGCCCATATATTCGGCCTCGATCCAGATGTCGTCATTGTTCGGCACCGCGCCCCCACCCCAGATACCATCGATCTGGATGGTGAGGTTCGACCCCGTGGTGTCGTTCCATATCGTGATCGGAAGCGACTCGAAGGCCATGGGCCACTTGCTGTTCGCGGTAGTCGCGAGTTTCCAAGCGATCGGCGTCGTGCCGTCTGTGGCCCCGCCGGTCCGCACGATCGTTGTCTCGATAACCTGAGAGCCGGGATAGCTGTATTTTTCGGTACGATAGTTGGAGGCGCCACTATCGCAGTTGACAAGAAGGGATTCCTCGCCAGTTACCGTGATCGCAGATTGAGTCGTGAACGTCGCTGGAACCTTACAGCCGTCCAACACCACGGAGGTGAAGGACGACGACATATTGGCAATCAAGTTGTGATTGCCAAGATTGCTGAGATCAACACCCTGGCATATCATGATCAAGCCACTAGACCCCGTGGTGAACAGCGTATTAGGGGCAGTTCCAGTCAGCGAGCCACCACGCCAAATCAACCGCCCGCGCGCATCAAACGATTGGCCTGGTGCAGATAGACTTACGACGCTATTTTGCAACACGGTTAGAACATTTAGACTCGTCCCCATGACAAGCAGTCCACCCGTCGTCGCCCCCATGGCGAGGGTGCAATTGTCGTAGAATTGCGGCCCGTTCGCGATGATGTTGGCCGTATTGGTGCCAGTGCCGGCCGAGACATAGAGCCCGTAGGCGTAGAACATTCCATTTAGGTTGATGCCGAAGTTGCCGGTCGTCGTGAACGATCCAGCCCCCGCAGCACCGGTCTTTAAATCTCCTGTTCCAGGCGACGCTTGGGTGTGATCGACGCAATATATGAAATTCGGATTAGTTAGTGTACCGGGGAAGTTGATCGTCTGCGTCGAGGCGTTAGACTCGCTGTTGTCGTTGCCCCAGAACAGAGTATCGCCGGCAGCCATACCAGCGGCGGCAGCAACGAGCGTCTGATAGGCATTCGCCCAGCTCGTGCCGTTGTTGGCACCGCCCGCCCCGCTAACGTTTGAATAAAATCGACTGGTCATTATACGGCCACATAGACAATGCGTCCGCTCAACTGAGCAGAGGTCGATGTCACAATGTCGAGGGCTTCCCCCGATGTAGTATCGAACCAGCCGAGCGGATTGTAGTTGAGTACCAGGCCGCTATTAGCGGATAAGTTGAGGGTAGAGTCGCCATTCGACGTGGTCGCGTGGGACTGCCAATTCACATTGTTGGCAGCGCCGACGACCAGATAGACCGCGAGAATGCGTATCTTCTTGCCGCCCACCAGGGCAATGACCGTCGTGGTGCTTGCCGATGAAATATTGACCTTCGCCGTCAAGGGCGTTAGGGACACACCAGATGCGCCATTGAACAATTGCGATGTGTCGTGCGCAACCGCCAGGGTCGCCTGATCGGTGGCCACCGTGGTTAGCAATGCGCCAGCCTTGACGCCGGCCCCAAGCCCCGTCGGGAACAGTGCTATCAGCGACGTGATCCGCTGCGCGATGCGTTGCAGGCGACCGTTTAGGCTGCTCGATGCTGTATCGGTTGCTGGTGCCGTATCAGTGAGGCCACCAAGACGCACGGCTGTCGTGCCATCGGTCGGCACGTCGACCATGGAAAAGCCAGCCGCCATCACCTGGGGCGAGACCTGCACGCTAGATAGCTGCGCGCTGTCGAGAATGAAGCGTTGCGTGCGTGAGCCACCAGTGCCGGGACCAAGGTCCCAGAGCGTAGTGCCGATTGCAGTGACAAGGAATTGAACCGACGCGCTGATCTGCTTGAACACCTGCATGAAGGTAAGTGCGGTGGCATCGGTGGACGCGCTCTTGGCGTCGGTCTTGGTTCCGAGGATTTCCGCGCCAGTGGAATCGTGCGCGATGATCTTCGGGTGCTTAACGCCCCCAATGTCTTTGTTGGCGAATATTTCTGTCCCGACTGCTACGGGAAGCGTTGAATTGTCGGTCATCAGTATTGCCCGTGTGAGAGGAAGGTTGCGATGTAGCTAATTGCGGGAGCCCCCCCGCCGCCGCCCGGCCCACCGCTCTCGCCGCCGCCATCGCCGTCACAGGACTGATCGCAGCCGCCACACTTCGGCGCTTCATTCGGGCAGCTCGCGGATTGCTCCACGGTCAGTAGCTCTCGACGATCGAGACGGTTTGCGCCGCGCCAGCCGTGATGCCGTAGACGGCATCTTGCGTTGGGATGGTGACGCTGGCGCCCTTGGTGCCGGTGAGGAGCGCGCCAGTTAAGGTCGTCAGGTGCAATTGACCGACAAACACATCGGTGGTGCCGTGGTTGATGACGGTCACCGCGCAGCGGCCGGGACGCGCGGCAGCAAGTAGCGTCCCGTTTGCGGTGTTATCGGGTGAGGCTTGCGCAGTGGAGAATCCACCCATTCCTACGCCGGACATGAACGCGCTCCTTCGAGCTTGAGGGTCAGGAGGCGGTTACGAGAACGTGCCTGCGCCGAAGTTCTGGATGGTGAGCGTGGTCGCGCTGTTGAACGTCACGGCGAAAATGCGCGTGGTGTTGGTGGCCAGCGTCATGGTGCCGGTGAGCGTGACGCCGACGCCGGCCGTGATGGTCATGGTGTTGCCGCTGGAATTGGCAATCATCAGGATGTAGGTCTGCCCAACCTGCGCGTTGTGCGCGTCGTTGAACATCTGGGTGGCGGTCCTGGTCGCGAGCGAGCCAGGCGTGGCGCCGGTATTCGTGTAGGCGACGAAGCCGGCGCCGGAGAGCGCGCCGGCCGCGAATGTCGCCGACTGCAGGGCGCCGGTCGTCCACTTTGCCGGCTTGCTGGCGTCCGGGACGCTGATCCAGTTTCCGGCGACGTGACAATTGTAGGTGACCGTGGTGCCCGGGTCCTGCGGAACGCCGGTGCCGGTTGCGATCGAGTTGACGGTGTCGGTGCCGGCACCGAACACCTGCATCGAATTGGCGCCGGAGTTGCGCACGATGATCGAGAGGCCCACCTTGGCGGCCGGCAGCGCCACGCTGTCGGTTGCCACCGCAACAACCGTGATGTTGTTGAGCATCGCATTGAGCTGCGCGACGGCGTCGCCCTGGGCGCCGGCCTGCGTGCCGCCGGAATGCGCCGTGACGCTGGTTGCGGCCGACATGGTCTGCAGCGAGCCCGAGAAGCCGATGCCTATGCCTTCCGCCTGCCATGTGCCGGCGGCGCCGGACACGAACAGACAGACCGAATTCGGTGGCTGCGCTACGCCTACGGTATTGGTGGCGCCGTTGATGGTGTCCGCGCCGGTGCCGTAGACCTGGACCGGGTTCGACGTGTTGTTGATGTTGATGATGGTGACGCCGGCGACCGAGGCCGGCAGCAGGACGCCGTCGCCGACGGTATTGCCCGCCGCCGGAGCGGTCGAGGTGTCGACGCGGTTGACCTCCTTGGTGAGCGCGGTGGCGCCGGCCTGGGTGCGGGTCGTGCCGGCCGTGATCCCGATGAGGTTCGACTCGGCCAGAAGCCCGGTCATCGTCAGGTTGTTCAAGCCGGTGAGATTCTTCGAGGCGTCGACCACGACCTCCTTGGAGGCCGAAACGGTGCCAGCCACCACATCGGGCGGGGCGCCGATCTCGGTCGCAAGCTGCTCGACGATCGCGTCGGAATTGGTGTGCCAGGCCGAGCCGAACACGAGGCGCAAACGGTCTCCGATGGCGGACATAGGTGGTCTCCTGCGGTTAGGTCGATTGTGGACGCGCGTCGTCGCGGCAGCGGGCGCCACCACGTTCAACGGTCAGCGTTGGTCTGATTAGGGTCTTGCGAACGCGCCGAAATACTTCTCAGCGGCTTCCGCGTAGGCGGCGTGCGCTTCTTCGGCGGACTGGAAGCAGCCCAGATGAAGCGTCTTGCCGTTTACGCGAATTTGTCCGCGCCAATAGCCGGCCGGATGTCGATAGGCGCCTTTGAGACCGCGTGCGTTGCGGTAGCGATTGCCGTTCGCCTTGTTTTGACTGCGGGTCGCCGGCCGAAGATTTTCGATGCGGTTGTCGGCGCGAGCGAGACTGCTGTGATCCGCTTCATGGCCCGTCGGAATGGAGCCGTGCACGTAGACCAACGCGAGCCGCTGGGCGACGAAATGCTCGTTGTTAAACCTGATGTAGACGTACCCGTTTGTACTGCGCCTGGAGCCAGCCGTTTTTCCAGCCCACCTCTTGTTCCATCGGGCTGATCTGTCGGCTCGATATTTCCAAAGAAACACGCCCGTCGTCGGGTCGTAATCGAGGGCCGCGAGAAGCTCGTCCTGGCTCGGGAGTGGCTTGCAATATCTCATCCCCGAAGACTCGCACAAATCTATGCGATCATGAAGTCCGAAGTGTCGCCATCCCCATCTTCTAATTCCCGCTGCCATTTCGGCCGCTCGTCCGGCATGTCGACGGGGATGATCTCGGCGAAGGTGAGCGCGAGCGCGTCGCCGAAGTCGGGTGAGAACCCGAGCTTCGACTTGATCTTTTCCTTGGGCGCGAGCCGCTTCCTGCTGTTCATGTCGGGCGGCATGAGCCAGGGGCCCGACAGATGCCGGTGCGGCTCGTCCTCGTCCGGGATCTGGGCGCCGCCCGGGTCGAGCAGCCAAATCCGCATCCGGTCCCACATCTCCATGCGCCGGTTGGCGTATTGGGTGGGATCCATCGCGGTCGAGCCGAAGTTCACGGCGGTGACGCGCTTCTCGAAGCCGTTCGCCTTACAGATGTCGTGGGCGCCGCCGCCGTACCCGCCGGTGATGTCGAAGAACGCTTTGCGGATATCCGGGTTGTCCTGCAGGATTTGCATGACGGCGTGCGCGATCTTCACCTCGTCGTCGGTGTGCATCGTCTCGCTGATCACGCCGGCCCGTCGGCCCTGGCGATCGACGATCCTGGTGGCGTCGCCACCAGTCAGGTTGCGGGCGCTATCGATGCCCAGCACCCGCGGAATGTAGGTCTGCCGCGGCGCCTTGAACCGCCGGGCGCGAAGGATGGCCTCATTCGGGATGAAGCTGTCGACGCCGGTGGTCTGGAACGCCTCGACCGATGTGGCGGGGTTTTCCTGCTTGAACGTCGAGGAAAACGTGCCCGGGTCGCCGGCGCAATTGTTGATGTTCTCGAAATGCGCCCAGCACAGCTGCTCGTCGCTGAGCTTGAAAAGGCGCTGGTACTCTTCCTCCTCGGGGCTCGGCTCGTAGTCGCGCTCGAGCGGCCGTGAATTTTCCGGGTCGATGTACCAGGGCAAAAAGATCGGGATGAAGTCCGATTCTCCCCGCTCGGCCAGGCCCCATTGCTTATAGAACTCGCCGCCGACGCCGTTCCCGGTGCTCTCCAGGATCATCTCCGTATCCGGGACGAGCGAAACCGCCTTCATCACGCCGGCAAAGTGGCTTTCCGCCCGCGCCCAGAACCCGACCTCGGAACCGTGGAATAGTTGCACCGTCGAGCCGCGGCCGAGACCGCTGATGTTCTTGGCGGTGCCCACGCGATAGCCCGAATCCTGGTCGGCGAAGTCCAGCTCGTTCTCGTTGGCCGCCAAGGTTCCGGGCCGATAGTCGGCCGGCATGTTCTCGTGCATCCGCTTGACCATGTCGAAGAGGGTCGCGGTCGCCTTGTCCTCATGCGTGAGGATGAAAGTGCGCCGTCCGAGCCAGAGCGTGGTGCGGTGGTAGAAGCGCGCCCCGACATAGGTCGAGATGCCCATGCGCCTGGCCTTGAGGACGATGGCGCGGACCAGGCCGCGGGAATCCCGCTGCTTCTCGATCCGCTTGTGCAGTTGGCGCTGCGCCTCGTTCCAGATGAAGGGGCGCAATTTGCCGCCCTTGTCCTGGATCTTCACCAGCTTCGCGCAATAGTGCTCCAAATCGTCGCGGAACAGCTGGTCGGTCTTGTCGTAGGCGTCGACCGCGGTGGGGAGCGTCAAACTCGCCACCGCCCAATCGTGAGATTAGGCCCCGCGTGGACGCCTGAAACTCCGCACGTGACCCCGAGCGGCACCCAGCACGCGATGACCCATGCGAGATATTTCGCGCCGGCGCGCGGAAACAGCGTCGCCGTCCAGCCGCCGTAGGCGTTGCGGAAGGTCACCCGTCACGCCCTGGGATGGGATTGACCGCGCAACCGGCCGCAAAGCCGATGACGCCGTCGCCGGCGGAGCGCGTGTCCTGGGTGGTCCAGGCCGCAGCAGCATCGAAGCATTTGAGCAGCGATGGCATGTCGCGGCTCTGGGTGATGTCGTCCTTGCCCCCCCCAAGGATCAAAATGACGGTCAAGGTGAACGTGAACATCAGAACAGCCACCACACGATGCCGGTACCAACGGCCACCCCGGCAGCGAGCGCAAGCAGGGGGAGGGCCAAGAGGATCAGGACGCCGCCCGAACCGAATCCGCCGTTCATCGCTTTGTCCCCTTCCGTTTGAGCTCCACGACCTTCCCGCCAGATTTCTCGATCGCATCGCGGGTCGAATAAGCCTTGAGCCGATCGGCGAGCGGCACAAATTCCGCGTCGCGCGGCTTGCCGTCGATCGGAGATAAAATGGGGTGGCAGAACCGGGCAGCGCCTTCGGCGCACGATTGCGCGCGATCCCGAAGCCCGGCGGCCTTCTTCACCTCGGCCATCATGAAATCGAACTGGTCCTGCGCCGACAGCTTGGCGAGGTTTTCGGGCCGCAGGAACGCGAGCGCAGCCTCGGCATCGGCCGCTTGCTGATCGAAATAGCGCGCGTTGGCGACCATGATCTCGAGCATCGACTTCCCGCCGTCGGCGGCGATGCGGTTCGCGATCTCGCGGGTCTTGGTGGTGGCGGCGCCGGGTTTTCGGTTGGCGGGCTTTCGGCCGGCGCCAGGTCTAACGCCTCCTCGCGGCATCAGCCGTTCGTGAGCCCGTGCACGGAGGCGGCGAGATCGTTGGCCTCCTGCTCGATCGTGGTGGCGACCGCCTCGACCGTGGTCGTTGCGGTGTCGAGCTGGGCGAAAGCCCCGTCCATCTTGCCTTGCGCGGCCGCGATCTTGGCCTTAGCGGCCTTGACGCGGTCCTGGGCGCTCTGTCCGAGATAGGAGGCCCCGGTGATGCTCATGGGTTTCCCTTTGGGTTGGACCGCCGCGGCGCCTCCAGAAGCGACAACGGTGGCGCTGGTGGCGGCGTTTTGACTAGCGACCTCGGCATCGAGCACACGCTCGACCTGGGCGATGACGTGGACGGTCTCGGCCGGGGCAAGCTGGCGAGACTGGCCCGTAGAGACGGCACCTGCTGGCGGGGCAGGTAGCCCCACTGCATCGCCGCGAACCGCTGGGCGAAGCTTGTCGATGAGCCTGCGAGCGGGGTCGAGCGATCCGCTTTGTGGGAGGCCGGCGAGTCGACGGCCGAGCTGCAGGCCGAGATAAGAACCGCCAGCGGGATCAGAAGCCATGGTTTCATTGTGCCTGTGACCGTCGATCGAGCGCCGAGCGTCCCGGCAAGGGGTCGCCCATCAGCGTGGCGACGGTGGATTGGTGGCCGATCTCGTGGGCGCGTTTCGCCTCGGCTATGGCGGCGGGCGTCGGCCGGACGTGCTTGCCGGTGTAGCCGCCGCTCGCGGTTTCGTACTTGCAAGGTCGGCCGGCCATCACATCCATTCCAACCGGTGCTCGGCGACGCGAATGCCGCCGTCGAGGTGCGCGTGCGCAAAGTCGAGGGCTTCCTGCGCGGTCCCGAAGCGTTCCGCCGTGCGATCGTCGCTCGACCAGTAGAGCGCGCCGTCGGACATGCTCTTGTGGACGTAGTAGGTCCGCAAGATGCGGTCCTCCGTCTCGATGAGCCAGGCGGTGCGGCGGCCCATCAGCGTCACGCGAAGTGATCCGCGACCCGGTGACATCCAACCATCCAAACCGGAACGGTGAGAAGTCCCAAAGCGGCAGCAAGCCAGTCCCCATCAATGACCAGCGCGATGACGACAATACCGATTCCGACCGAGCCGACGACCATAGCGAGACAAGCCGATAGGCTGATCACATCGCGAACAAAGTCCATTCACCCTCTCCCTGCGAAAACCAAAGGCCGCATCGCGACCTTGGAGATGATCACGACCGGATCGCCCGAAACGATCTCGACCGTGTAGGCCTCGTTGATGGCGGGGCGCATCGGGCCGGAAACGGTGGTTCCGGGCTGCGGCGGGCAGGACAGCACGCCGGTGATGGCGCGCGGGCCGTAGCTCTTGGCGATCGATCGGATGAAGGCGGCGGCCTGGGCGAACAGCCAATCGCGGCCGTGGCCCAGGACCTCGACGCCGGCTGCGGTCACCTTCACGCCGACGATTCCGGTCGGGCCTGGCGTGACCGCAAACGCCAGATCGGGCGGCAGCATGAAGAAGAACTTGATCTCGGGGTTCGGCGCCGGGAGCGCGCGCTTCTCGACCTGGCGCGGCTTCGGCTTGCGGCGGTCCGCGATGCGGTTGGCCTTGTAGTCGGGGTGGAGCCGGTAGCGGAAATAGGGGTCGTTGGTCATCACGACCAGGCGAACGGCGGGTCGCGCTGGCCGGCGAGCTGGCGCGCGATCACCTCGTCCATGATCCGCAGCATCGACCAGCCGTAGACGATCGCCAGATCCAACATGCCGCGCGCGAGGGCGTCCTCGCGCAGCCTTTCGAGCGTTGCGTATTCGGGCGGTCGCATCTGTGCCCTCCATAACGAAAAGGCCCGCGCGTGCGGGCCTCTCCAAATCAAAACGAGCCCGGCTTTCCGTTACCCGCCAGCTCGCGCCCGCGCCCGTCGCGCCCGCTGGAGCTTTGCGGCGTGTGCCCGCTGCGCTTCCGGGGTCCGGCGCTTGGTGGCGCTCGCCCTGGTGGCTGCGCGCGACGTGGTCTTGCGTGAAGCGGCGCGCCGCGCCGGCTTGCGCTTGGTTCTGGTGGCCATGGTGGTGTTCCCTCGTTGCCGCGGCTCAACGCCGCGAATCGAGGTGTAGCACCAAGAACGATGATGGTGAATCCCGATTCACTGGTTGCGACGCGGCCCCGCGCCAGTCTCGGCATCGGGGGGCTGGGGGGCTTGGGGTGCCGGACACGGGCACGGAGCCGCGCACAATCTGCCGCTACGCGGAGGGAACAACACGGCGGCTGATTCGATTATAGCACGGGGCGAAAATGTTCAATTGTGAACAGACGGACCGTTTCGCCTCGTTTAAAAGACCGGGCTCGGATCGCCTTTGAGACCCTAGGCGGTTCGAGCCCTTGCTGTCTTGGAAACTGGGCCCCGGTCTGAAGCCGGGGTCTTTTTCGTCAGATGGACATGGTGTGGCCTCCTGCGCTGCCCCGGTCTGAAGCCGGGGTCTTTTTCGTCAGATGGACATGGTGTGGCCTCCTGCGCTGTGGTGGCCCACAAACGCAAAAACCCGCACCTCTGGGGGCACGGGTCTACGCTGGCATCTAGGAAATCCGCGAACGGTCTCACTGTCAAGCGGGGGGATACAGAGGTAGCCCGCACCCTGGAATTTCGCACCAGCGGGCATTTCTGGGGCTCGATTTTCAGTGGACCCCCAGCAAAACGGCCATTCCGCCCGCAAAAGCCCCGACGAACCAGCCGCAGACGAAACCTGGCCACCAGTCGGATCGGTGCACCACGATCGGCGCTGGCAGCCGCCGAAACTCCTTGACGAACTTAAGGGC